ATTCGTTGCGCTGAAGCTTCGCGACCTGGTCTTCCCCGAGCTTGACGAGCTGCGGCAGGTTGTTCACGAGGCTGTCGACCTGATTGCGGATGATCGGTCCGACCAGGATCCCGATCAAGACGAAGATCCCCGCCAGTCCGAGGAAGACGGCGGAGATCGCGAGCGTGCGGCTCTTCAGCTGCTTGGTCAGGTAGTTCACGGGCGGCCGGAGCAGGTAATAGAAGATGGCCGACAGCAGAAGCGGCAGCAGGAGCGCCTTGAGCACCGTGCCGAACGGACGGAAGAGGAAGTCCACCTTGGACGCCAGCAGCGCGATGAGCAGAACGACGATAATGCCGTATCCGATTCGGAAATATTTCCCCTGAGGAATAACGATCACCTTGCTTTCCGGAAGGCTTCTACTCTACCTATAACCTTCTTCGGCAAGCCGCAAACTCGATCGGTGAAAATGAACCCGTTCCTCAGGAGGTAACCGGCGGGATGCCCGCCGCCTTGCGCACCTCGTTCGCGAGCCGGTTGAACTCGTCCTTCGAGGCTTGGTCGGCCGCGGCGAAGTAGGCCGCGGACAGGAAGCGGATGATTTTCTCGGCGTCTTGTTGGCTCATCTCGTTCTCTCCTTCGCTCGGATCCGGGTCTGGATCCGGATTGGGATTGGGGTTCGTATTCGCGTTCCACCAGCCTTCGCCGCCGTAGGAGCGGTTCAAGTCGACGGCGACGCCGGCTACCTGCGTGCCGTTCTGATACTGGTAGATGTTCGCATGATCGCTTGTCTTGCCTCGGCTCCAGGCGTACGTCTGCCAGAAATGGCTGCACGCCTTGCGCCGGTACATCTCTTCGACGACGGCGTAGGAGCCGTACACGCCGACGCTGTAGCCGGGAATCTCGCTCGCCGCCGCCTTCAGATAAGCTTCGATCTCGTCGTAATCCCGCGGCTGCGCGTCGTAGTCGACGGCGAAGTAGATGGCGCTGCCGGGCGGCTGCCCGACCGTCCGCGCTTCCTTCAGGGCGGCGGCTCCGTCGCTCTGCCCGACGGACGCGCCTCCGGCCGGGCGGTTCGCCGTCGTCTCGTACACCGAGACGATCTGCATGCCGGCGTCCGTGATCGCCTTCGCCTCGGCCGGCGTCAGCCGCTTCCAGGCGTATTGCTGCGGCACGAGGTATCTCGCCGCGAACTTGTAGCCCGCCGCCGCGACGTTCTTCGCCGTCTGCGCGTTCAGCGGCGTGGAGCAGTCGATGCCAGGGGTCGCCAACGTTCCGTTCCCTCCTCCGTCCGGTGCCTTCACGGCATCGTATTTGGTCAGATTGTACGTGTCCATTATGAAAATCAGCTTGTCGGCATACTTCGGGTCCGTCGCGTACCCGGCGGCGGCTACCGCCTTGGCGGCCGACTTGCCGTCGGTGCGCGGAACCTTCGCGTAGCGCTTGTTCCCCGACAGCAACGCCGTATAGTCGGCGACGGATTCGTTCCAGTCGCGGTACGCGCGGAACGCGGCGTCGACCTTAACCGGACGTCCGTTCACGACTTCCGTCGTCTGCATCGTGACGCTTCCGGCCGGGCCGGTTCCCTTCATGCCGAACAGGTTGTTCGCTCTCTGCGTCAGACCGCTCCGCCCCCAGTTCGACTCCAGCGCCGCTTGCGCGATCGCGAGCGACGCGGGCACGCCCGATTGCTTCTGGCTCGCTTGAGCGGCGGGAAGAATGCGGGCGATGAAGGCGGAAGGGGCTGCCGCATCTTGGGCTTGCGAATCCGCCATGCGACGGCCTCCCTTACATAATAGAATATGCGGCTTTGCGGCCTTGATATGATCGCGGCCGTCCCGGTTTGCCGAATCGTGCGGGGTCCGGGTTGTCCTTAGTTTATGCGTTTCTTTGGCGGATAGTTACGGCGGGGTGGCGCTTGGCAACCTAATCCAGGGCGCGAACGTCCAATGAATGGATATGGGTGGGTGGGTGGAAGCTGGTTCGGGTCGATTGAGTCAGGAGGCGTGTTATGAAATCCAAGACTGCTGCGGCTATCCTATCGCTTGCCATCGTCGGCGGGGCCGCGATTGCAGGGTATTTCTTTTTCAAAGAGTCGGATGAACCGCCGCCGCAACAAGCCGCGCCTTCGCCAACGCCTCCTATAGAAGAGTCCACGACATCGCCTGCTCCGGAGCCTGACCGGGTAGTTGGAAGCTTGCCGGAAGCAAGCCTCGAACTTAACTCCGAACCGAGTCCGCCAACCCCAGCGGATCCCATGGAGTCGTATCTCGCGACGTTGAAGGATGACGATTCGATTCGGGATGAATTGTACCGGCTATATGGGCGGTTCAACGGTCTGGTCGGCAATTATGACAATTACAAGACGACCAGTCAGGAGGAATGGAGCGAGCTGCTCGACTATAATTTCCTCCAGCCCGAGGTATACGAGAAGTTCGCCGAAGTGACCTCAAGCGAGGAACTCGGTAAGGACTTCGCGAATGTAGCCTCGTTGGTTGATTGCGCTCGCGAAGGATTGGCCGACGGCGAACCTTCCGAGGAGGACATTCAGGCGCTGCGGTATGCTTACGAGATCGTTAACGACGTTCAAATCTGGATTTTGCCGCAGGGGGCCGAAGATAAGAAGGTGCGACACCGATTCGGAGCGTCGTTCGCTCTGGACGATCATACGCAGGCTGACAAGATCGAGAAGTGGCTAGCGGAAAAGAAGTAGTCTGAATAGGTCCTCGAGACCTTCGGACCATTGCTGTTAAGGACCGGAGCCTGGCGGATGAATCGCCTTGTTGCTGATCTGGCCCGCTGCTGCCGCCACCAGAAACGCATTCGCGAACGCCAGCCCGTAGACGCGCCAATCGCGCCCGTCCGCGCCGTTCGCCAGCTGCGCCAGCGTCAGAATCGCGAACGCGACCAGCACCGCGAACAGATCGGTCGGCAGCCTCGGCGCCAATCGGTCAACCAGCGTCTTCGTGTACTGCACGATGAAGAAAGTCAACAAAGAAGCTCCCCCCATCGCGGAGAGAGCTTCCCACGTGAACAGTTGAGCGGAATCCATCGTTCTCGTCACCCCTTGCCGATGTTGGACATGGCCGCGATGATCGCGGAGATGACCGCCGCCATGATCGCCCCGACCGTCGTCCTCCACAGCCAACGCTGATTGTCTTCTATATCGTCAATGCGTCTCTGCGCGGACCTCGAATCTTGGAGCGCTTCGGTCGCTATTGCTTTCGCGGTATCGGCGGTCATTTTCACATCGTTCATCGAATCGATCTTCGTCTCGACTCTCACGAGCCTCTCCCGAATCTCAGATAACACTTCATCATTGGACACGGGAATCACCCCCGTAAAATCGGGCCCCCGGAGGGGCCCGGTATGGCACATCTTTCTCCATTCTCCTTCGTTCTCGCGTTTATTGAGCTGAGAGGATCTTAAACGCCCTCTCAACTATAGGTGGCTTTTGTACGACAGAGTCTCCTACGAGAATATCTCCGGATTAGAAGCCTTGATTTGCTCCTCGACCAAGGCACGATCTTCAACGTTGAGGTTGTACGAGTCGAGAATTTCATTGATGTCCCGTTCCCCGCCGCTATAACGAATAATAGCCGCCCGAGCAAGAATACGTACTTTGTAAGTCGCCATAGGCATAAGATTCATCCTCCTCGCTAGGTTAAAAGAAAAGTGGCCCCGTTTGGGAACCACTGTTTAGGTGCCGAGAATGTCAGCGATAGCAAGCGTTAGATCGTCAATCGTCTGCTGCTGTTCGGCAATCGTCGTCTCTAACGTCTTCATTTGTTCGGAGAGAGGCGACTGAAAGACCGGCTCCTCCGGCTCCTCGGTGCCGTCCGGATACGAGAACTGAAGCGTCGGCTCGTCACCACTGATGTCGACCCTGTATCCGCTACATTCCATAAAGTCCTGTGCGAATTCGCCGTACTCCAACTGCAGTATGCCAACGGATTCCGGGGTCCGTTCCGATAGCGATTTGTATGCCGTGAAGTCTTGCGCTGTCGTCGTTTCGACGACGTTCCCTGCGCGTTCTCCAGTGTCTTGGATGACGTTTCCAGTCGCTTTGTCATAATAGATTTTCCTACCGATTTCCAGCATTTCGTAACCTCCTTAGTCTAGTTGATTTCCATACGCATACCAGAAAGCTGAATCGCCCGCAACCGATGAACTAGTCCATCCTACAGGCATACAGAATCCTGTGCTGTTTACGTAACCTGTCCGAATCGTCCCATCCATTGTAAGAAGCGCGGAACTGGAAGGGCTTGTTGTGGATGTTGATTCTGTAAAGGTAAACGTAATAATATTTGTAATTAGGGCACTACCAAATCCCCATCCCCATAGGATACCATTTGCACCCTCAAAGTAAATGCTAGCATAGTTAGTAGTGTTTAGAATGCCCCAAACGATAATAACTGTCGGCTTAAAAGCTAGACCAGAGACCGTCACATAATAGCGGTTACTGGATCCGTCACTAGGAGTAGAGAAGGGTGCCGTCGAGCTGGAAACTGTGGCCCGCCCCTTGGCGCTGACGCCTCGGAATGACCCAGATACACCAAGGATATTTGTACCGCTTTTTATATTATCTGATCTCAACGAATTTTCGACTATTTGAATCTCCGTAACATCTGGCCCACTCCAGGGGCTTCTATAAGCTCCTAGGGGGATTCTGACGGCTAAGTTCTTAGTGCCGTTGTTATCCCATACGACATAATTACTTGTCGTTAAACCCTGAGGCCTATCAATTAAAGTCCCTTGAGTCTGATAATTCGCCCCCGCTGAAAAAGTCCTGCCGGCCACAACATCACCCGGATTTGCTGTTCCGGGAAAAAACATTTGAGCCATTAATTACACCCCCACAAGAGATGCTGATACATAAGCAACATTGGCGAGAGTCGAACTACAAGCAACTAATAATTGTTGTCCGCCCTTAGCGTTGAAGAATTGAACGGGGAATGTCCAATCCCCAGCATTCATATCTTGTGCTTGTACCAAGAAGATGTCCTGAACTGTGCCAGCTAGATTCGTGTAGCGAATCTGAACAGTTATTTTTGCAGCGGACGTAAGGCGTAAGAAGACTTTCGCCTCATAATTACCACTGTATGGCGCAGTTAAATTAATTGGGTAGAACCCAGTACCTGCAGTAGATATAACAAATTCACTTACACTTGCCACCTTACGAGTTCCATTATTCGCCGACAGGATCTCTACCCAAGGTTGCCATGCACCAGCAGCTCTGCGGCGCATCCATATCTGGTCACTGAAATAGCGAACAGCAGTTTGTAACTGCCATTGTTGGTCACTACCATGCTGCTGTGTAGTAATGTGCCACCAATCTCCTAAGTCTCCACTTGGACTGTTCGCCATATTAGTGCCACGATATACACCAGTCACACCCAGCAGATTGTTAAAGTCCATTCCGGATACGTCAATGGCTTCACGCTTCATGTACTGCGTATGTGGGTCGCCGCTGGAGTTGTGATTTTCCGAATTCCAAACTACTCCACCTAAACCATCTTTGTAATAAACAAGATTACCGTTGTGCTGGGCGACTAAATAAGTATTTGTATGAACTGTGCCGCTAGTGTCTACATACTGGAAAGCCAATGGATGTGACCAATTACCTGCGGCTGACCCAGTTGGATCTATACGAATTCCACTAACGGCCTGTATTGGTGACTGGGCAACAAGTGTTGGCGTTACGTTTAGTGTATTATTAGGTCTATCATAATTAAGGACACTTCGAGAGTTTTTCCAATCATAAATACCTGCCGCGACGTCATTTACATAAAACCCATGGTTTGCATTTGCATTACTCTTAATAAATCCATGTTCGTTACCGTCATTAAAATAAATACTCCCCATCAAAGTAACATTTCCGTTACCATCATCTAGGGTATTATATTTCGTGTAAACTTGTGGCGCCCCAGCAGCGTATACAAGCGATAACCCAGCGGGCTCGCTTCCGTTAGCGCCTTTAAATCCGAAGTTGATCTTTGTGTTCGTCTCATTTCTCAGTACTGTTGTTCCAGTTGTAGCGCTGGTGAAATAGGACCCATTTCCGTCCGCGCTAGCTAGTACGGTGCTAGAAGTGCTGCTGTTTCCTCCGTAAGAGTAAAATACTTTAGCAGCCGCGGATCCTTGACCATCACGCAGTAGGTACATATTCGGGTTGGGATCAGACGATCCGTGGTAGCCTTCCAATAGGTCGGAATCCAAGCCGCTCCCGCTGCCGTCGACTGTCTTCAGCTTCGCCAGCACATCGGCAGCCGAGTAGTCGGAAGTGTTCAGCTTGTTCGTATTCAACGCCTCTATCGTCGTTACCGGTGGGGTCCACCAGTTGGCCTTGCCTGTGATCGCCTTGATCATGTTCGCGAGCTTCGACCAGAGGCGGGTCGGGGTGTCAGCTCCGGCTGTTGCCGTAACTGTGTCGTCGATCGCACGAGTGCCAATGTGGGTATCCGAGACTCCCCCGTCCGCGATAGATATGGTGCGGTCTGCGGAGAGGTCGCCGCCGCCTTGAAGGCCGCCGGTCGTATTCACCTTTCGCCCGATGACGGCATGGCCGCTATGAGGTGCGGTGGCATCGACATGGGCTTTTGCGGAGGCCAGCGTCATGTCCGGAGCGTCGAACGGATTGGCTTTTCCGGTGATCGCCTTGAAATACTTAAGCACCCAAGAGAACAGCTGGGTGACCGAGCCGCTCAAACCATAGGCAACTGACGTATTCGGATCAGCTGTCCGCGGTCCAATAACCGCATCTGTCGCGGAGCCGCTGCCAGTCTTCTGTACGAAGGTTAGAGGTGTCACGCCGAGCTCAATCGGCCCGGAGGTCGTCAGAATCCACCCCGTTCCCGCGTTCGCGGATCCTTCCTTCACATGAACGAAGACCCCTGCGGCCAGCTTCCCGGCAGAGTCTGCATCGGATGCACGCCTCCACCCTGCCGAACCGACCACGTAAATCCCGTTCTCGCTCCCAGCTGTCTGGTTCTTGACCAGAACCCGGTCGCCCGCCGCAAGCGCGACTCCGTCTACGGTCTGCAACCCGCTTAGAGCAATATTCGTGATCGTAGCCGCTCGAACATCCGCATTCACAGCCTTCATTCCGAGAGCGGAATCGATTTTGTCCCAGTTGTCGTTCAGCATCGTTTCGATATTAAATATCTCGTTGCCGTCCGTCGCCGGGTTCTTCTTCAGCAAATTCCAAATCGAAGTGAAGATCGACATGGCTGCTCCTTTCTACGCATCCAGGAACGGAGCGAAGTCCGTTAACCGGTGGCTTTGGATTTGTTGAATCGTCATCTTCTGAACCTCGCCAATCGTAAAATACCGGAACTCGTATTCCACCGCCAGGTGAGCGGGCTTGATCGCTTCGATGGCGGCCCGGACATCGTTCAAGTTGGGCGGAAGTCCGAGAGTATCGACGAATTTGACCGTAAACCGATACTCCGTGGGCTGATTCACAATTTCCACTGTGCCATTCTGGTAAGACCCAGCGACGCTGCGGATCAAATCAAATGTCACCGTGCCCGTCCCTAGAATCTTGGACTTCACCGCGCTTCTTCGCTGTTCGATCGGCTTGCCGGAATCGGTGGGGATGTCGAACTCCCGCTCCCAAGCCTCGAGCCCCCAAGTGGCCGTGCTGACGAAGAATTGGTCCAAAATCTCATCCAACGCGGAGCGAAGCCGATCCAACTCTCCCCCTTGTGCGTCCATGATCGACTTCATGATCCGGGAAGTTGCGTAATAAGGAGGCAGGTAAGTAAGCATTTCCTTCCCCCGCTCACTTAGCATCACCGCGTCAGACATGGAAGCTCACCGCCCCCATAACGGCCACTTCTCCCAGCGCCAGCTCGACATACCCGCTTCCGCCGTTCACGGTCAAATCCGCGAAGTCGACGATCTCGGGAATGTCCAGCAGCAGCGACGCGATCCGGGTATACCGAACCACCGTGTCCGTGAACGCCAGTTGCTTCAGGTAAGCCGTCAACTCGCTTACGAACTTGGCCTGGACGTCCGCCAAGCCGGCCCCGTTGCGCAAAGTCAGTTGAGCAGACACCTCAATGGGCACCTCGGTCGCCGCTGTCACCGTCACAGCAGCTCCGATCGGGGCCTTCCCTTCCCCCATCGCGTCGACGGGCGCGATGTAGTTTTGCACCTTGCGGACCAGTTCCGCATTCGGAGCCCGCTTATCCGAGTCGATCACGTACACCTTTACGGTACCCGGCCCATTCCACAAAGGCTCGACAACCGCTCCGCCGATACCGTCAACCTGCAGCGCCCACTGCAAATAGTCCGCCTTGTTGCCGCTTGTGCCTGGGCTTCGGATCTTCAGCATGAGCCTCTCCAACAACGAAGCGTCTCCCTCCTCGGCTGCCCCGCCGCTGAGCGCTTCCGGATTCAGGATCGCCGAGATCCCCGGAACCGTCGAGACCACGACATTCACCGCCCCGGCCGCCACATTGCCGGATGTACCA